AAAAGATTTAAATCAGTTTCCTGAAGGGGATAGAATAAAATCAGCAATGACATTTTATTCTACTCAGGAACTTTTTGTTACAAGAACAGGCGATACTCCTGGCACTTCAGATAAATGTGTTTGGAGAGAAGATGAGTATAAGTTGGTTGCTGTTTTCCCATATATTGATTTTGGTTTCTATAAAGCTATTGGTGTCAGAGTAAAGGGTTCCTAATATGGCAACGGATGCATTTTTAAATAAATCAGAATTGGAAGATTTGTTTTATGACGTAACAGTTTCCGTTATGAATGCAAGTCCTGATTTTGATGTTCGTCATTCGTGGCCAACTAATGGAGCACCTGCTTTTGGCGTTAATGATAATTTAGTTTTTTTATCCATATTTGATTCCCCTAGCCCTGTTACACAGCAAAGGGAAAATATATATACTCAAGAAGGAAGCCCTGAAGCCGGTAATATGGAAACAACATATACCAGAACTTTAAGGGTTAATTGGAAATTCTATGGCCCCGATAGTTGGGATAATGCCAGGCTTTTCCGTGACAGTATTTTTTATCAAACAAATCATGATTTGTTTGCGGTTCAAAATCTTTTTGTTGTACCTGATTTTGATCCTCCACAAAGAGTTCCTGAGCTTTGGGAAGGAATGTGGTATGAGCGTTGTGATTTAACAATTTATTTCAATGAAGGAGTTTCTCTTAACAGGGAAGTTCCTCCCATTGAGACTGTCGGGATTGTTGTTATGGATTATGAAGGAATTAAAGCAACAATTAATATCGACGAGGAATAATATTAAAGGAGATGTAAATTGATATGACTAGATCAAGATCATTAGACAATATTGTAGATATTACCGTAGAAGTCAGCCCTTTAGCTGCGGCACGTTCTACATTTAATCAAGCATTGTTTATTGGTACTACCAATGTCATTGATACTACGGAAAGACTTCGTCTTTATGAAGATTCCGACAGTATGCTCGATGATGGTTTTACCGATACTGATCCTGAATACATTGCGGCGCAAATATATTTCAGCCAAAGTCCTGCGCCGGATAAATTATGGATTGGAAGGCAAGACTTAGATGCCGTTGAAAGTTGTTTAGATGCTTTAACCGATTGTAGACAGAAGAATCCGGAATGGTATATTGCCGTTTGTTTAAATGCAGTTTATGCAGATCATGTAGAATGTGCCCAGTACATTGAGTCTTGTACCCCTGCATCACTATATGGCTTTACAACTTCAGATGCAGAATGTATTTCTTCTGTCGCTGCCAGTCCTCCTGACATTTTCTCTTATCTGAAGTCTCTTTCTTATTCGAGAACATTTGGACAGTATGCAACAACACAGTCTGCGGTTTATCCCGATAACATTTATGCTATTTGTGCAATTATTGGTTACGCTTGCGGACAAAACTCTGGATTAGCCAATTCTGCATTTACCTTAAAATTCAAGAAAGAAGTTGGCATTTCTGTTGAGCCGTTAACTGCTACCCAGATAACAGCATTAGAGGGGAAGAATGGTAATGCCTATTTATATTACGCCAATTATTATACGATCTTTGAACAAGGAAAAATGGCAGACGGTACGTTCTTTGATGAAAAGATCAATCTGGATATGTTTGTTAATAATTTGCAGCTTACTCTTATGGATTTGTTATACCAGAATCCCAAAGTGCCTCAGACAGATGCAGGTGTAACACAGCTTATTCATGCCTGTAATGAAGCGTGTGATGAAGCGGTAAGAATTGGATTTATTGCTCCCGGCACTTGGACAGGTGTTAATGTTCTTAATTTAAGCACAGATGATCCGTTGCCTAAAGGTTATTTGGTACAGGCAGAAGCATTGTCTACTCAGTCTCAGGCAGATAGAGAAGCAAGGAAATCTGTTCCGATTTATATCTGCATCAAAGAGTCGGGAGCTGTACACAGCATTGCCATTGGAGTCTATGTCAATAGGTAAGAGGAATTATTATGCAATTTCCTAGTTTGTTTGATTACACAGTTTATAGTTTTTTAGATTTATCCGCAGTAATTGCTCATCCTGATTTAGGCTCGTTTGTTTTTAGCGAAGGTGGCGTTGGTCAAATTGTAGTAGCAATGGCAAATGATAAAACCTTTCATGAAGTAGATGTCAGAGGAACCGTAGTTGGTGCAAAGATTCCAAGTCACAATGGACAAATTCATATTCAGTGCCAGCAAACAAGTAATATTCATAAATGGCTGCAATGGAGTTATAATATTTTGAATCAAGCAGATGCTAAGAAGTGGATGCAGATGTCTGCGACAATGAGAAATATTTGCGACGGTACTAGCCATGAAGTAAGAGGAATGTCGTTTAATAAAATTCCTGACAAGGCTTATGCTTCACAAGGTCAAATGGTAGAATGGATTTTATTTGCTGCTAATATTGTTTCAACTTCTAATAATCCAAGTATGATTGGAAAACAATTTATTAATAGATTAAGTTCTGCCGGAGAAGCTATTGCCGGCAGATTAGGAATTTAAGAGAGGTGTAAAAATGGCTGAAACCACAGTTTATAGCTTTTTAGATTTGTCAGGTGCTGTCGCCCATCCGGATTTAGGTGCTTATATCTTTACCGGAGAAGGCGTAGGGCAGATCACAATTACAATGTCTACAGATAAGACTGCTCATAATGTTGCTGCTGATGGTGTTGTGATGGTCAGTAAGATTGCAGGGCATAATGGGCAGATACAGGTGCAATGTCAGCAGACAAGTAAGATTCATAAATGGATGCTTGCCGCTTATAATGCCCTTTATATTGCAGATACAGATGCATGGGCGCAGATGGCTGCCACGTTGCGTAATACTTCGGATGGAACTTCTCATATTGCAACAGGAATATCATTTCAGAAAATAGGGGATAAGGGCTATCAAGCGCAAGGTCAGATGGTAACTTGGGTTCTAATGGCAGCGGATATTCAGTCTTTAACAGCTTAGAAAAGATTTTAAAAGGAGGGGATAAGTTGTGAAAAGGGAACAATTTAAAGATATTGAATTAATGGGAAGGCAGTGGAGGATAGGAAGATTTGATGCTTTAACCGGATCATATATTGCTTCCATGCTTTTGATGCAAGTTTTGCCCATGGGATTGGAAGATCAATTAGGAATAAAAATTCCTATTGCTTCTGAACGTTCGTTAATGGACAAGAAAACTTTTATGGAATTGCAGGCCGATTGTTTAAGAGTTTGTTCTGAGGTTAAGAATGTTGGTGGTGTTCCTGCTGCTTTGCCTGTTTTATTACCAGAAGGTAGATGGGGAGTAGAAGACATTGAAACAGATATTGCCATTGTGATGGGTTTAACTGTTCATGCTTTGATATTTAATATTTCTGATTTTTTTCAAGGGAACGCATTGGAGAGTCTAATTCAAAGCTTCAAGGGCTTGGATTTGAAATTGTTCAGTGCGAAAGAGTAGACGTTTTTGCTTATGCTCCTGTAATGTCGGGAGATTGGAAACAACACGAAGTATGGGACGGAACTTATTCATTTAATGATTTATTAGATTGGCATGAAATAAACGAAGTTAAAAATGAAAATCAAAGAAGATATGAAGAGTTTCAAAAGATGATGGAAGGTGATCAATAATGGAAGGTGTTGATGCTTTAAAAAGTTATTTGGTTAAATTAGGATTTGATGTCGATAATGAAGGCTTTAATAAGCTTAAAAATACATTAAATGATATCTCTTCCATTATTGCCAAGAACTCTTCAGAAATGAAACAGCAATATGTAGAAGCTGGTGCTGCTATTGTCGGGGCAATAACTTCTGTAACTGGCGCAATAACTTCTTTGGCAACAAAAGTCGCAGAAAGCGATATGACCTTCCAGTTGTTTGCTCAAAGAATGTATATGTCTAATGAAATGGCCAAGGCATTTAAAATAACCACCGACGCTTTGGGGCATTCATTAAATGAAATTGCATGGAATCCCGAATTAAGACATCATTACTTTGAATTGTTAAAAGAAGTGAAGTCAATGCAGGTTCCTGGTGCTGCCAGAGAAACATATGAACAGCTTAGAAGTGTTGGCTTTGAGTGGACAAGATTAAAAGTAGAAGCTGTTTCTTCAATTGACTGGATTGTGTTTCATTTAATTAAAATGAATCATGGAGAACTTTCCAACTTTAAAGGTTCATTATCATTTATTAATGATAAGATTCAGAAAAATATGCCTGAATGGACAAATAATGTTGCTAAGTTTTTAAATCCGTTTGTTGCTATTGGAAAAGATATTGCGATAGTTTTTAGCGGAGTGTTAAGAGTTTTTGGTGGAATATTTGGTTTTTTAGAAAAAGGCTGGGAGAAAATGCCCTTTTGGGAAAGAAATATTGTCTCGTTTCAGACATTTCTTTTGGCATTATTTACAGCTGGTGCTGTTGGAGGAAAAGCTGGAGCATTCATTAAAGGATTAACCTTAGTTGCTTCTGCAATACTGATTCTAGATGATGCTATTGCCCATTTTCAAGGTAGATTGTCCCATAGTTGGTTAGAGCCGTTGTGGGAAGGTGTTGAAATAATTTCCCATACTGTGGTTAAGCTATTCACAATGATAAGTATGTTTTATGATACCTTGGGCAAACTTTCTATTAAAAGCTCTAAAAAAGAAATTCAAGATGCCTTTAAAAACTTTGATAGAGGCTGGAAAGCTTTTAGTTCAGGATATGATGAAGCAGTTGCAGAAGATTGGGCAAAAAGAAATAAATCCAAACAATTAATGAGAGAGCAACAAAAAGAATTGCCTGGTAATGATATTTCTTTAGATAGTTATTCTGGTCAAATTAAGCAATCAGCTATTAAATATGGCGTCTCCGAAGAATTAATTAAAAGTGTTATTAAAAGAGAATCGGGCGGCAATCCTAATGCTATTTCTTCTGCTGGTGCTATTGGTATGATGCAGGTTATGCCGGGAACTGCGAAGCTTTATGGTGTTTCGAGACCTGATTTATATGATTGGCGTAAAAATATTGATTTAGGAACCCGAATATTAAGGGACGAAATAAGGGCAGGGGGTTCTGTTGCAGAAGGATTAAGGAGGTATAATGCAGGAAGCAATTGGAGGCAAAAGGCTCTTAGGAATCCTAGCCTTTATGGTAAAACAGATAAGTATGCTCAAGATGTTTTGTCTACGTATGAAAATTATAATAGAAGAAGAAGAACTGCTGTATCTCCCAATGCGGCTCAGCAAAAAAATGTTTCTATTAATCAAGGGGACGTTAATGTCAATGTAAACGTCAATAATACAGGGGCGTCTGCTGAAGACATATCAAGAACAACTGCGAAAAGAGTTAAAGAAGAAATGGATAAGCATAATTTAATCCTTAGTCGGGAGTTTGGTGGGGTTTATTAATTATGGGATTTAAAGGAACATTAAATACATTATCAATGTTTTACATGCTGGGCAAAGCTGCTTGGAATGTATACCGTTTAATTAATACCCCTGCTTTAACCACGGAAACAAGCCAGTATCCTTATCGTCCGTCTGAATGGGAAGGAAGAAAGGCTTATGATGGTTCTGACCAATCAGAATTAGTTTATTTGATTCCTAATAATATTTCCCGAAAAGAAATGATGCCCAACGAGGAAAATGATTATGAAGAAGAACAAATAACAGTCGGGTATTTCTTTGATGCGTTTATTCGAGAAAGCCATAGTGGGGCTGTTCGTGTTACAGAACACCCTGTTCAAACAGGTGCAAATATAAGTGATCATGCTTTTAACTTGCCTGACAGATTGTCTGTTGAAATATTTGTTTCTGATTCAATTGATGAGGTGTTGACAGGACAGTTTTCGGATTATGCGACAAAAAGTGCTTCTGCTTATAACACTCTTAGAAAATTAAAAGAAGAAAGACAATTGGTCAACATTAATACAAGATTATATTTTTACGAAAATATGATTATTGAAAATATGGATGTTGATGATGATTATAAAACAGCTAATTCTTTAAGATGTCATGTTGGTTTTCGTCAAGTAATGATTGCTTCTGTTGCTAAACAATCTGTAGATTATGCAGCTTCTCAAACAATTACAGACACAAAGAAAGGCCCACAGAATACAGAAACACCAAAAAGTGGATCATTAATATATGAAGGGTTAGAAAGTAGAAAACAGGAAAGAGCCAATTATTTGACCGGGAAATAAAAAGAGGTTCATAATGTATCAGCAAATACCATTAACATCAGAGCCCAATCAAGAATTTGAAGTAACGCTTCAAATTGATGGCGAGAACAAAAATTATAAATTTAATGCAAGATGGAATCGCGTTGCTTCGTATTGGGTAATCACTATTACAGATCAATCTACTGGAGAAATTGTTCTCGATTCGGTTCCTCTTGTTAGTGGTGGCGATGTTACGTCTGATATTTTGCTGGCTCATTATTCTCTTAAATTAGGTGCTGGCTATTTAATGTCAATTGTAGATGCTCCTAGTTCTGATAGTCCAAACATGACGAATCTCGGAGAAGATTTTGCTTTAATATGGGACGGGGAAATATGACAGATAAAATTGCAACCCCAGAATATGAAGGATTAAAGCTTTTTGGTAGAAAATGGAAGGTCAGTATTCTTGTCCCTAATCGTTCAGATTTAAGTGATGGCGAAGTAGATAAAAGCGAATATACTTCATATATTGTCTCTGATAGTTCCATAGAAGAAAAGGCATTAAGAGTTAAATTTTCGATTCAAAAGTATGGCTGGATGACACCGAATTATTCAGAGATATCAATTTATAATCTTTCTCCTGAGGATGAGAATATAATTTTAAAGAATGGTTGTCGTGTCTTAGTTGAGGCCGGATACGTTAATGGCCCTTACGGATTAATATATGATGCACCAATATTTCAACCAATTTGGTCTCGCGAAAGGTATGTTAATTCTATTTTAACATTAGTTTGTATAGACGCTGATAAATTAATGTATGAAAACCATGTTGAAATAACATTAAAGATGAAAGAGCAAAGAGACCTGTTAATAGAAATGGCAAAGAGAGCAAGGAAGCCATTTAATATCAAATATATTTCTGAAGATGTAAAATCAAATCAATTGCCGAGAGCTAAAACATTCTTTGGCAAGCCTTCTGATTATTTAAGACAGTTTGCCCAACAGAGTGGAACACATATTAGTGCAATAGATGACAGTGTTTACATTTCTATGGTTCAAAGCGACGCTACAATGGATCCACTAGAACTTTCTCCTGGAGAAGGCGGGATTATAGGTACTCCGCAGCAAACACAGGAAGGAATTTCTTTAACTGTATTATTAAATTCAGACCTAAGAATATTTAAACCTCAGCCAATGCTGATAAAAATTAATAATAGCAAAATAAGAGTTGCAAAACAAACATTGAATCAAATTTATTCTAGTTTAGACAAAGACGGTGTCTATAAAGTTTTAGGCATTAATCATATAGGCGATACAAGAGGAAATGAATGGTATTCAAATATAGTTGCATGTAATCAAGCAATGGAAGGACAACTTGCTTCTATGTTTGTAACTGCGGAGGATGTATCAAGATGACATTAGGAAATGTTCCAATATCAGCAAGAATGAAATCTCAAACGGAGCCTTTAAAGAGGATGATGGATGATTTTGGTGTTAAGCTAAGAGTTGCAATGCCAGGAATTATTCAGAGCTTTGATTCTGCAAAACAGACAGTTACTGTTCAATTGGTAATTCGGGAAAAATTAAGTTTGGGCGGTCAACCTTATCAAGATGTTGCTATTCCGATTATTGAAGATGTCCCTGTTTTTATGCCTCGTGCTGGTAATTTTGTTTTAACTATGCCAATTACTGCCGGCGACGAATGCTTAGTAATTTTTGCCGATAGTTGTATTGATTCATGGTGGGAATCTGGAGCATTAGGAAATCAAATGGATCGCCGCAGACATGACTTAAGTGATGGTATTGCTTTGGTAGGAATATGGAGCCAACCTAAAGTTGTTTCTAGTTATTCCAGTGATGCTGCGGTCTTAAGGAATTTAAATAATGATTCTTATGTTGAAGTAAAGAACGATACAATTAATGTAGTTGCCTCCAATGTAAATGTTCAGGCAAATCAAGCAAGCATAGAAGCTGAAACGGTTAGTATAGAAGGTTCTACTTCTATAACAATTGACGGGAATAGCACAACTTCAATTGACGGTAAGATTTTTTTACCCCATAAGCATTCTGGCGTTACTACAGGCCCAGGGCAAACAGGAGGAGTTGTTTAATGAAGTATAGGAGACTTGATGCCAATCACGATTACTGTTTCGGGAGAGGAACTAAAGATTATTTGGAAGATTCTGTTGGTGCCCCCGACGCAATACAGCAAGCAATCAAAACAATTCTTTTATTATTTCTTGGTGAGTGGTGGGAGAATACAAGAGAAGGACTTCCATTATGGCAAAAAATATTAGGTCAAAGAATTAAAAACAAGGCGGTTATTGACAATATCATTGTAAAAAGGATTCGAGAGTTAAAATTGCCCAATGGTAATAATGCAATTAAAAATGTTTTAACCGTTAATTCAACTTATGATTCTGCAACCAGAGAATATTCTTTTAGTTGTATTGTTGATACAGTTTATGGGAAATTAATTGTTTCTAATGGAAGTCAATATAAGGCATCATCACAATCAGCAAGAACAGTGCCTTCAACTGTTACTTGGCAAGGAGAAGGTGTTACTTGGCAAGGAGAAGGTGTTACTTGGCAAGGAGAAGGTGTTACTTGGCAAGGAGAAGGTGTTACTTGGCCAGGAGAAGGTGTTACTTGGCAGGGAGAATCAGTTACGTGGCAAGGTGATACAGTAACATGGCAGGGAGAATAATTTTTAAAAGAGGGAATTAAGATATTATGGCTGACACTTATTTTGCACCTTATGTGGATGAGTCCGGGCTTCACATTCCAACATATAACGGCATCTTAAATCATTTATTGGATAATGCCAAAAAGATATACGGGCAAGATATTTATTTAGGAACTGATTCTGCTGATTATCAAATGATATCGGTTTATAGTTTGAGCTTATATGAAGCAATGCAAACGCTTCAGTATAATTATAATCAGATGTCTCCGAATACTTCGATTGGTGCAGGTCTTTCTAGTTTGGTTCGTCTTAATGGTTTACTAAGAAGGCCAGCAACATATTCTACTTGCGATGTTGTTTTAACTGGAACTTCAGCAGCAACGATTACTGACGGTGTTGTGACAGACGTTTCGGGGTATCAATGGGATTTACCTACCCCTATTACTTTACAAGCTGCCGGTTCCCCTGTTGGAACTACCTATTCATTAACCGTTACTGCAACCTGTCAAACGATTGGTGCAATTAATGCCGCTATTGGCGATATTAATACTATTTCAACACCTACTGCAGGTTGGACAGCGGTAGAAAATTTAGTTGCTGCGACAGCTGGTACCGCAGCCGAAACAGATTCCGAATTAAGAGAACGTCAAGCAGTAAGTACAGCATTGCCTTCTCAAACAATGTTAGAAGGGACAATTGCCGGAATTATTTCAATATCTGGCGTGACGAGATATAAAGCTTACGAAAATCCGACCAATTCTACAACTTATGGTGATCCCGGTGTTCCCTTTGAAGGTGCTCCTGTTCATTCCATTACCTGCGTTGTTGAAGGAGGAGAAATAGCAGATATTGCTCAGATTATATATGAAAATAGAGGCCTAGGCTGTTATGTTAACGGTGATGTAGAAACGAATATTACAGACGATTATGATAATATTACTACTATTCGCTTCTATAGACCAACATATGTTCCTATTTATATTAATATAACAATTGATGAATTAGCTGGTTATACAGATGACATGGAAGATGAAATCAAAGAAGCCATTACAGATTATATTAATAGTTTGCAAATAGGGGAAACATTGGTCTGGTCTTCTGTTATTTATGCGGCAGTATCTGTAATGACTCGACAGGCAAAGCCAACCTTTTCTATTAAGTCTTTGACAATGGGCAAAACAGCCAGTCCTACTACTACAGACGATATTGAAATGGCTTATAATGAAGTAGTTCAGGGAGACGAAGATTATATAGTGGTTATTTCTTCATAAAGGAGGAAAAGATGAGTATTACTTCAATTGAAATTAAACCAGACGAGACAACAATATATCTTGGAGACACTGTCTCTTTTACTGCTTTGGCAGTTTATGATACCGAAGAAGTTGTCGATGTAACGGAAGAAGCCTTGTGGGAACTTTCTGGCTCTCCTGTTATTGCCGAATTTAGTGAAACAGAAAATGGATTATTGACAAGTTTGGCTGTTGGATCAACAACTGTTTCTGCAACATACGCAGGGCTTAATGATACAACGACTTTGACTATTCATAATCCTATGGTAATAAATAGTGATTACGCAAGAGAAAATGCTTATGAGCCGACACCGGATGATTACTTAAAGCTAATTACCAGTCAATATCAAAATTCAGATAATTATTTATCATGGATTAATGTCTTTTTAGAAATTATTCAAGATATTCAAGAACTGGGGGCCAACTTAGTTAATTATTTTTCCTTCAATACAATTGTTGAAAATACTGCTTCGTTTGATAATGATGATTATTTAACAATTAAAAATGAAAGCGATTTTGAATATTTTAATTTTGATGCATGTTTTGGAGACCAACTTGACGTATTAGGCCAATTATTGGGACAATCAAGAAAGATTGATTTTAATCCGACAGATGGTAGTAGTCCTGTTTTAGACGATGATAATTATCGCATATTGTTAAAAAATAAAGTCTTGTGGAATAGATGGGACGGAAAAGCAGCGACAATGCAGGATTATTGGCAACAAGTTTTCCCAGGAGGAAAGGTTATTGTTCAAGATAATCAAAATATGACCATAGATGTTTTTTTATATGGTGCTTTTACTTCCATTATTGTTGATTTAATTACAAATGATTATATTGTTCCTAGGCCACAAGGTGTTTTAATGAATTATCATTATGGAACAATGCCGTATTTTGGATTCGATAGAGACGATGAATATGTATCAGGTTTTGATGTCGGTAATTTTGCATAAAGAAGGAGGGAGATAATGAGTAATAACATTTTACAATGGAACCCCAGTAAGAATAATCAGCAAGATGATTCCGCATATACTTCTGACCCTATGAGAACGGGAGGTGCTGTTTCTGGTATATTTGCCAAAGAATTGGCAAATAAATTATTTTATCAGGTCACAACGATGTGTTCTGCATTGGGTAAAATGATGAGTAATAAAGGATATAATATTTCTGATGCAGATATTACGGTTTTAATAACCGCATTGTCTAATATTTTAACTAAGGCTGATTTTGGAACAACCGCCAATACTGTTTGTCAAGGGAATGATTCAAGGCTAGAAACGCAATCTGATTGGAATCAAACAGATATTGCAGAAACTGATTATATTAAGAATAAACCTACGTTTGATGTTTCTTTAGCTGAAAATGGATACCAAAAGTTGCCTGGGGGATTAATATTACAATGGGGTCTATATGAACCCGGTATTGATTGGACTTCTTCAACTTTTAATTTCCCTTTAGAATTTCCCAATGTTTGTTTTAATGCTATTGCTTCAGAAACAAAAACAACATCTCCTCATGCTTGT